ATAATAGGCTTTTTATTCTCCGAGAAAACAAACGAACCCGAACCACAAGAGCCAAAAACATCTTCATAATAATCTGCTTGTATTTCGTCATCACTACTCATATTGCGTAGTGATTTATTTTCAGAGAGTATATTTACACCGTAATAATTTTCTATTTTGCGTAATTCATCAGTAGTAAAGCGACTATTACGAGTTGCCCGCCCGCTCATTGTAGTAGGGGCAGTAATCCCCAAAATTTCTGACAATTCTTTTTGAGATACTTTTCTTTTTATTAAGTTTTGTAAACTTTCTACAACCTCGTTATAATGCACTTTTTAGCCACTCCTCATACATTTAGAGTATAATTACTCATTTTGTATTGACATACTACGCAATTTGTGTAATAATACAATCAACGAACGAACAAAAATAGGAGAAATTCAATAATGTTTCCAAGTTTTAAACCGAATACTACTATCAATATTCCTGTTGAAGTATTAGAACGAGCTAAAAACTTTTTATCAGAAAATCCGGAAATAAAATCCCGCAATATTCTGATCGAAAATGCTTTAACTCAATTTATGGATAATTGGGAGAATAAAAAGCAACAAGCTGCTTAATTTTCTCAACACTATTTTATATTAAACAACCCTAAAAATCAAGTAATTAGGGCTTAGATTATTACGCCCTTTTTGCAGGGTAAAGCACATTGAAAATTGAATAAAGGTAAATCGACCGATACGGAGTAACACTCGTAAAGGGTAGTGAAAGTTACAACGGCGTACGAAATAAATACACGAATAAATTTTAAAAATATATAGGCAGATATTTTTAAAGACAAAGCGGATAGACGCTTGACGGCGGGACAGACCGCTTTAATAAAGAAAGGAGCAGAACAAATGGCAATAATCAATTTTATCAAGGCAAAAATAGAACTTGCAAAGAAAAAAAATAAAGAAGAATTAAAACGCAAATTTTTTGAAATAAGAGGCGAAGTTATCAAATTTTACGAAGATAAAGACGCAACGGACGGATCACAAGTTAATATTCCGGCATTTATGAGAGCGGATCAAACACTAAAAGAGATTATAAAAACACCGCAAGACATAAATTTTTATTATGGAAAGTTACTTGAATATAGGAGAGTATCAGCATAATGGACGAAGATATAAAAGAGCCTATTTTACCGGAAATTGATTATGACGAGTATATAGAATTATACGGCGGCGATATGGTAGAAAGACAGGCAGAAATGGACGAGGCGTTATTATGGGGCATATAGTAATACACATCAAAGAAGAACAAAGCTGGCATAATGAACGCTCAAAGGGTATAGGCGGATCGGACGCTGCAAGCGTCTTAGGCGTAAACCCTTATAAATCAAATGTAGATTTATGGCGGGAAAAAACCGGAAGAAAAGAACCGGAGGACATAAGCGAAAAACCCGCCGTAAAATACGGAAAACAAGCGGAAGAATATTTGCGGGCGTTATTTATGTTAGATTACCCGCAATACACGCTTGATTATGCACCATACGATCAACATATTAATAATGATTATCCTTTTATGCGAGCAAGTTTTGACGGACTTCTAACAGATCAAGACGGAACAAAGGGCATACTTGAAATAAAAACAACGACCATTTATAAACCGGAACAATGGGACGAATGGGACGGAAAGATCCCAATAAATTATTTTTGCCAAGTATTGCACTATTTTGGAATTGATGAGGCGTTAAAATTTTGCAAGCTAAAAGCACAAATAAAATACAACAAGCCAAACGATCCCGAAGTTTATGCAACTACAAGACATTATCACATATTAAGGGAAAAACATTTAAAAGATATTGAGCTTTTAATGGAGGCTGAAAAACAATTTTGGCAATATGTCGAACAGGACAAAGAGCCGCCAATGAAACTACCGGAAATCTGAAAGGAGAATTAATAATGGAATTTAAACTAATTAACCCGCAAAGCGAAAACGGATTTATACAAGCTATTGAATTTAATTTTGACGAATTAAAAACGGAGCTTATAGAACGATTAGAAAAATATCAAAACCTAACTTTTACGGAGGAAACAGTAAAAGAGGCGAAAGACACAAGAGCGGGGCTAAACAAATTTAAAGAGGCAATAGAAACCCGCAGAAAAGAAATAAAAAATCTCTGTATGAAACCTTATAACGATTTTGAAGTAAGGATCAAGGAATTAACCGGACTAATCGACCAACCGATAAAAGCTATTGATACTCAATTACAAACCTTTGAGGACAATAGAATGACCGCTAAAAGAGTTGATATAGAAGATTTTTACAACTCCGCAATAGGTAATTTAAAAGAGATTTTGCCGCTCGAAAAAATATTTAATCAAAAGTGGCTTAACTCCACTTATAAAATGACTAATATTACAAAAGAAATCACGGAAACAATAGGCAAGGTAAACGGCGATCTTAATGTAATAACAGATTTAAAACTTGATCCGGATATGGAATTACAAGTAAAAGACAAATATTTACAAACTCTTGATTTTTCACTTGCTATGGCAGAAAAAACACGCCTTGAAAATCTTAAAAAGGCGATTAAGGAACGAGAAACGATCCAAGAGGTACAAATAGACCAAGAAGAACAAAAACCCGTCATAAATGACGAGGAAACCGCCCACAATTTTGATAATGTATCACCTATTATAGAAAAAATTTATTATAAAGAATTTTGGGTAAGAGGTACGGAAAGACAATTAAGAGCTTTGGGAGCTTATTTAAAAGAAAACAATATTGAATACGGAGGAATTGAACAATGTCAATCTCAAATAGCTTAACAAAAACAGATAATAAAAAATCAACTTTTTCAGTTTATATGGCGTCAGACGCAGTAAAAAACAAAATTAATCAAATGATGTCCGGAAAAGACGGAGGCAAATTTATTACAAGCCTTGTATCACTTGTTGCAAATAATCCGGCAATAGCAAAATGCGAACATTCAACGATTTTAGCAAGTGCATTATTAGGGGAAAGTCTTAAATTATCGGCAAGCCCGCAATTAGGACAATATTATATAGTCCCTTTTAATGACACTAAAAACAATAGAACCGTTGCACAATTTCAATTAGGTTACAAAGGATATATCCAGCTTGCAATAAGATCCGGATATTATAAAAAGCTCAATGTATTAGCGATAAAAGAGGGCGAATTAATAAACTATAACCCGCTTGATGAAACGCTGGAAGTAAAACTCATTGAGGACGAAACCAAAAGAGAACAAACACCGACAATAGGCTATTATGCTATGTTTGAATATCAAAACGGCTTTGTAAAAACTCTGTATTGGAGCAAGGCAAAAATGGAGGCACACGCTCAAAAATATTCACAAGCGTATAGATCCGATTTACAAAAGGGTAATAAATACAGTTTTTGGAGTAAGGATTTTGACGGTATGGCATTTAAAACAATGTTGCGTCAGCTTATCTCTAAGTGGGGCATAATGTCCGTAGATTTTCAAACTGCTTTACAAAATGATATGGCGGTTATTGAAGAGAACGGACAGGCTCAATTTGTAGATAATAACGAAGAATATATTGAGGCAGAGCCTTTAGTTGAACATCAACCGGAAGAACCGCAGGAACAACCGGAAAATGCAAACAATGACGATCCTTTTAATAACTTTGAATAAGGGGCTATTAGACTATGGCGAGAGAGATAGACTTACCAACCGTTGAGGACTTTTCAGAGCAACTTTTATCAACCTCCGGAGAAATGAAAGAGCTTGCTTTTACATATTACGAGGCACGAAAAAAATATGCTCAAAACCTTAACAAAATAACAGTAATGATTTATAAGGCGGGTTTACATAAGAATAAAGCCGCCTTTGAAAACAAGATCCCTATGCTTTTTGCAGATCCTATATATTCAGATGAGGCAATAGACACTTTTTCAAGAATGAATGAGTACGAACAAGAATATAAAGGGTTAGAGTATGTTTTAAAGGCTTATTTATCAGAAATAAGCGGAATACAAAGCATTATAAAATTTATGCAGCAGGGAGAAATAAACGAGGCTACAAGAAACAAATACGAAAACGGAGGAGGAATTTATGGCTAAAAAAACAGTTAGTACAAAAATAGGTGCTGCGTGGTGGAAGTTTACAGAAAACGGCAAGCAATATTTATCTGTAAAGTTAGATGAGAGCATACAACCGCTAACAATTACACCGGATAAATATATGCTCTTATGGGAAATACCACAAGAAGATCAAAAAGGCGAAAATAGCCCCGCTTATGCGGTACATTTAGCAAAAACAATAGAGGAGTAAAGGGGAAAATGGATAATGAGATAATTAACGGCGGATTTATTTTGTTGTCCCGTCAGATCCTATGTTCAGAAATATGGAGAAAGCCGCCGGAATATTTAAAAATCTTTCTCTATATTCTTTTAAAGGTTAATCATAAGGACGGGCTATTTCCAAGAGGCAGTAATTTTTTTAATTTTTCGGAGGAAAAACCAAATGGGGTAACAATTAATCAAATTTATAAATTTTTATCGTGGGCAAAAAGTGAAAAAGTGCGAATTTTGGCAACACAGAAAACTACACGGGGCGTAGTTATCAAAGTCAATAATTACGAGCATTACCAGACCGCAGATAATTACGAACGGCAGGACGAACGGCAGGATAACGGCAGGATAGCGGCAGGACAACGGCAGGACTATAAACAAGAATGTAAGAATGAAAGAAATAATATTATTAATATAGAGGAAAAGACAAAA